GGCATTTAGCCTACACGCACAGTTAGAACGAGTTTGAGCATCACGATGCTCGCGTAGCCACCGATATTGTGGTCGTATAGTTGACTTTGTAGCGATATTTTGCCGCATCAAGTATGCGCTTTTTATCCCTACGTAACAACTTAAATTTGTTTTAACAGGTTTTTCTACAGCGTTTTAGCGAAACGTTGTTTAAATTTTAAATTTCGCCCCTTATATGAATATATTTTAAAGGTTGTATATTCATTTGCCTGGCTTTAAACCTATTTTATCAGCAATTTATTAAATTATATAACGATTAGAGCCTAAGTTATATTCTTTAGATTTTTATTGCTGGACGGAAAATTTTTTCGTCATGACTTCGGTCAAGATCATCTTTATTGAGAGATGAGGCTAGATGAGGTCCTATTTGAATACAATAAGTATTACTACCGATTACATTAGTATTAGTTTGTGAAGACTGTCATTTAAGGTTTTTGCCAATTCCTTTATGATTCCTTTTGGAAAATACTATGTATGTCAGGATGTTAGAAAGTTGTCCTAGAATTCTCTTATATGTTGTGATGTAGACCGGTTCCGTATGGGTAAATCCGAAATTCTGATTCACAGTGTATATGAGCTCATTGAATATCATTAGACCAATAGAGATTGATAGGGTTAACCAAGTTTCCCGTTCAATCAATAACAAGAAAACCACCCTTCATGAAATAAAGTCTATTAATTAAGTAAAACGAGTTAAGGTGGTAATATTGGCAATATGAGTTTCGATAACGCAAGTACGAACTCTGTCCCTTCATGGGAAAATGTTAGCGAGTATATCGCCAACGAAAAAGAAATCCGCAAAGCGGATTTTGACAAGAAGAACAAATACGTTCAAAAAGATAAGAAGAAGATTAAATCTTCTCGTAAAATGAAACCTCAGTATGGAATTGAGATTCCATGTTTCAATAGATCATCATTGCACACCATTGCTAAAATGGGAGGCATTGATTTGACTGATGAAATTATTAAAGAAGTTGAAGGGTTATCTGCCCTCTTCATTGTGCTTTCTGGAGCACAAGATTTCGCCACTATGAGTGCTGGATTGTTCTTGTATATTCGGCAGAAAGTTCCTACATCAATGTATGGTGCTATTAGTGAATATGTGTCGAAAATTTTGAATGATGGCTTTTTGCCACATTCTGGAAATGATGGAATGGCTTTTGAGCCTTCTACTTGGATTGATTTTATTAAATCAATCAAGGAAAATTGGAATTTATGCAAAGGAAATCGATTGTTTGGTCAATTTTCGAGAATCTTTGGATTATTGGTCACTTTTGGCCTTTGCAATTTGGAAGACGTTACATTTGATATTAAGGGTTATAAGTTGATAGAACCCGATTTGCGCGTTGTTCATGGCAATGCCCAAGATATCATTAGTGCATGTTGTGACACAGTTGTTTTCTGGGTTGAGTCCTGTTACGCGGCGTGGAAAACAGGTTCCTTGGCTCCTTTTCTTCTTGGTAGTACGGATGCAGCAGATCTGGACCAGGAATATCATGAATTGGTTAGGTTCTGGGACCTAGCTAGAAATGGAAACTTACTAGGTTTTCATGGTGTGACAGACGCCGAATTTGTATCTCGGTTGGAGAAGATGGCCACCAAATTGCGCAAGTTAGTTGGTACGCTTAAAGGTTTGGATAAGAGTGTTGTTGAGAGGAAGTTCTCTAACATATTATCCATTATTAATGATCATACATTGTCCAAGATGGCTGCTGGTTATAGACGAGCGCCTTTTGCCATTGAATTTTTTGGTCCAAGTAGCCAAGGCAAAACTTTTTGCGCTGAGCAAATTACGGCAGCATTATTTGCGTCGGCAGGAATTGATAATTCCCGTGGGAAGAAATTTATGTTTGATTCGTCAAAGAAACATTGGGATGGAGCAAGGTCTGACATAAATCATTTTATTATCAATGATCATGGAAATGTCAAATCTGATTTTGTTGAAGTGTCACCATGTGATGCCATTCAGAAGATTTGTGACAATGCTCCTTGTGTAGCTCCCATGGCTGATTTAGCCAGAAAGGAAAAAACGTGGCTTGAACCAGAGTTGGTCACTGTGACGACCAACGTTAAGGACTTGGATGCACGACTATATTCCAATTGTCCTTATTCTATTCAAAGGCGTATGCATGTAGTGATAGATGTTGTTGCTAAGCCTGAATTTCAAAAACAAGTTGACGGTGTTGTACGTGGATTAGACACTAATAAGGTTTTGGAGAAGTACACCATTGATGGTGTATATGTGTCTCCGCCATTTGATGATGTGTGGGATTTAAGCGTGAGCGTTCCTATGCCTCCCCCTTGTTTGAAAGCAAGTGCAGCGTACAAACATGTGGAGTGGAACGGGATTACTCTGCATAAAGTTTCCATGGAAGTAGTTGTCAATTATTGTATTGAGATGTTTCAGAAACACCGTAAAGAACAATTTGATTTGGTGTCGTTACAGGACGCTAGGTCTAGAGAAATCATCTTGTGTGGATGCGATGGTTGTGTTCAAATTAAGGGCTATTGCATGAAACATGATGGTGTATGTAAGAGTGCGTATAGTTTTGATCCTAGAATTGATCTTTCGCGACCGAATACTCCTGAGCATTTTGACAATGATGACGATATTAGACATTTGGAAGAATTGGATAGATACGCAGCCCATGCCCATGTTGAAAGTAGCAGATGGTTTATGAATACCCATGATGCCATATCAGGGGCTACCAAAATGATTACCGATAAATTGACTGGGGATGTCGTGTCAACAAGAGATGTTGTTGACAAAGCTGTTGCTTTTGGCATGTTAACCGCTGCGAGGGTGTTTTGCGCTCGCTTTGATTGGTTGTGTTTTGTGCCATCACAATGGTTGGAGAGTGATGTCATGAAATATTGTTTGATGTTGTGTGATGCACAACGTCTTAAGGATTTGTATTTTCGTGAGACAATTAAAAACGTATTGCTTTTTGCGATATGTTTGGTTATTGTCATTTATATGGGATTTTCATGTTTTTATATTTATGTAATATTGGGGTTAAACTTGAGCTATGTTCTAGTGCGCCAATCATGTATGACTCAGGTTGTGCGGGATAGGTATGTTGCAGAACTAGCTACAAGAAACACTTTGGATCCAATGGTGCAAAATTTGCGTGATGTACATTTGGAAAAAGTGTTGAAGGCTTCGGCCTTCATAGGTGTGATTTACGCAATTGTTAAGATTGTTAAACAGTGGCGTTTATTGCAGCCACAGGGATCTTTGGAGCCCAAGACACAAGAAGAGATTGACACTAGGGATAAGGAGGCAAATGTATGGTCGCGAGTCGTTGCGCGACCTTTACCTATTTCCTTGAAGTCATCAAGAAGTTGTACAGAACATATTAAACAATTGGTTTCTAAAAATCTAGTTTATGGAACTGTGGAACTCGACGATAAGTCATTGATGGTAAATGGATTGTTTGTGCGCTCAAATGTTGTGCTAGTTCCAAATCATTATTTTGATGAAAAGGATGACTTGAGAGTTTTGTTCAGAAAAGAAAATCCTGATGCTTGTGGAGGAAAATTTTTAACACGCTTATCTAAAGAATCATCTGTTTTGATTCCCAATACTGACATGCGTGTGTGTTATTCTCCGAATGGAGGCTCATTTAAAGATTTGAAAGAGTATTTCCCATTGAATCATTTCGATGCTCATAATTTTATTATGTTGCACAGAAAGAAAGATGGAGAATTGATTGAATTTGAAGGATCTGCCTTACCAGGATTTGTGGAAACAATAACAAAGTTTTATGGTGGAAGATATGGCGCTTTATCGCAAAATACTTTTGCCGGTTTGTGCGGAGCCGTATTGATATCGCGAGGCGCGTGTGGTGCCATTACTGGATTCCATTTAGGTGGACATGCAGGCACCACTAAAGGTTGCTATGGATCCTTCACACAGTCCCAAATAGATGAGGCGATTTCACAATTGGTCAGTAAACCATCCGTTGTTTTGAGTGGCAGCGCAGAGAAATTCGATGCGCAAGTCCTAGGTGTAAAGGTGTTGAGTGATGATCCCTTACATAAAAAGAATCCACTAAATTTTCTGCCAGGTGACTCGCAAATTACTTATTTTGGGTCTTGTCCAGGTAGGACCAAAAGCGAGACGCGTGTCAAAGTTACCATGATAAGCGAAATTGTGACGGATTTATGTGGTGTACCCAATAAATGGGGTCCACCCAAAATGAATCCAGAATGGTTTGGATGGCAAACATGTTTGTCCAATTTATCGCTTCCAGCTGAACCTTTTCCACAAAAATTGATCAATTGGGCTGCGTGTGATTATGCACATCCCATTTTGGAATTATTCAATAAGAAAATGTGGAATGACATTCGTCCTTTGAATGTGGATGAAAATGTAAATGGAATTCCTGGGAAGAAATTTATGGATGCTATTAAAATCAGCACTTCTATTGGTTTTCCGTTGTCTGGAACAAAACGTGAATATATGGAAGATTTGGATGTAGTGGACGAAAATGGTCATTATCATCGTAGGCTAAATGATGATATTATGGCCGATATTACTCGATGTGAGGAGACTTATAGACGAGGAGAGCGAGCTTTTCCAATAGCAAAGGCTTGCAAGAAAGATGAAGTGCTTGCAAAAGCCAAGTGCCGTATTTTTTATGGCAATTCCATATCTTTAACTTTTTTGGTTAGGAAGTATTTTCTACCCATTGTTAGAGTTATGATGATGAATCCTTTGGTGTGTGAATGCGCTGTAGGTATAAATTCACACGGACCTGAATGGAATGATATGATAAAACATGTTCGATCTAAAAATTCTTGTCAGTATTTGGCTGGTGATTATAGCAAGTTCGATCAAAAACTTCCATCACAAGTTTTATTTGCAGGGTTGCGGATTTTAATAGACTGCGCACGTAAGTGCGCGGGCTATGACGATGAGGCATTGCGAATTATGCAAGCTATGACAGGAGATTTAGTATTTTCATTGATTGCATTTGATGGTAATCTTATAGGTTTGACTGAGGGAGGCCATATAAGTGGTAATCCACTGACCGCTGTGTTGAACAGCATGTGTAATAGTATTAATATGAGATGCTGTTTTCACGTGGTGTATCCTGAAGAGCAGGATTTTAGGCGTGTATGTGCCTTGATGACTTATGGGGATGATAATGTGGGTACTGTCGATCCCGCATATGAAGATTTCAATATTGTCTCTTGCTCTCGTGTTTTGGCCGCATTCGGCCAAGAGTATACGATGCCTGACAAGGAAAGTGAGTTACAACCTTACATTGGTGAAGATAAGTTTGAATTTTTGAAGCGCAAAAGCGTATTCCATTCCAAGTTAGGATGTGAAATTGGGGCATTATCTGAGGATTCTTGCTTCAAGATGTTGCATTGTTACGTGCGAGATAAGAACACACCCTTATCTGAAGTTGAGGCATGTGCCATGAACATCGATACAGCGTTAAGTGAATGGTTCAATCATGGCGAAGAAATATATGAAATGCGCAGATCACAGATGCAACGTGTTGCCAAAGTTGCTAAATTGGACACAGTATGTCAAACCTTGAATTTGTCGTATGAGAATAGGTGTGACATTTGGTTGGAAAAATATGAGCCTCATTCAGGAGAAGAGGCCATGGAATTGGATCCTTTGTATCACAAAGCTATATCGGAGATTGAAATGAAGGCCATTGCTGTAGACAAATCTATTTTGTGTCCTAGCATCGGTGAGGTGGATTTACTTTTCCACACCACTGTGTTAGGTGTTAATCATTATTTATTTGTGGAAGTCAAGGGATCCCACATTAGATCGGCGCGATGGAAAGGTAGGCAACAATTGAAGAGAGTATGTAGAGGCCTATCTATGGTAAATCCCAAATTATCCATAGTGGGTGTTTTACTATCACCAGTTGGATATGAGGTTGTTATTATCGTCGGAGATTTTGGACATTGGGAGAATATCTTATTGCCTTTTGATATTTGGTCGGATTCAAGTGATGGACTTGATGAATCTTGGTTACAAGATTAATTGTACCCGTCTATAGATTGGACGTTAAACTATCTCCCAGTTTCAAATCTGATGGTGAGCAAAATTGATTTCATGTATTGGATACCAGTATGCGTTTTGCGCACGCTACTAGGCTTGCATGGAAAGACATTTGTCAAGCTAAAACAACTTGTATTCGGTAGTCAGGGGAATACATTTATAAATAACGGACTAACAAAACAAACGAAAATGAAAATAAAAACACCGTCGGACGAGATGTCCGAGAAGTCTGTGTGGATGCACAGCAGCTTGATTGGGAAAATGAATTCACCACCCCAACCAAGAAACGTAAAATGGATCCCGTTCTATCAAGATATATTGATATGCTTTTGAATGTTAATTTTCTGGAAGATATGGATCAAGAAGTTGAGGATGTTACATTTATGTATAAACCTCAATCTGGAATAACTGAAGATACCACTATAAAGGAGGCGTCTTCTAATGCAGTTTTTCAAACTATGAGATTTCGAGACCAGTATGCTGGGCATGTAAACGACATAGAGTCGTTTACAGATCCAACTCGCAAACTTCAAGATAAAGATGATGTTCCTTTGGACAAGTTCTTTGAACGTCCACAGAAAGTCTTTGAAGTTGAATGGGGTACCAATGCTTTGGCTTCAGCGGATTTCAATCCTTGGCGTCAATTTTTGACACAACCTCGGGTTCAAAACCGTATTGCCAATTACAAGCTTCTACGATGTGATTTACGGATGAAGGTTGTCGTAAATGGTAATGGATTTCAATATGGTCGAGCGTTAGTTGCATATTGGCCTTTGGCTGGCTTTGATGGATTGTCTTCTCATGCAGCTTTGGCCAATGAAGATTTAACTCAAACTTCCCAATTGCCTCATATTTTTATTGATCCTACAACTTCAAGTGGGGGTGAGATGAAAATCCCGTTTTTCTGGCATGAAAATTATTTTGATGTATCAGCGAGCAATTGGGGGGGTGATTTGGGTTTGCCCGATGCAGGAAAGGTTTTATTGAGACCATTGACACCTTTGAAACATGCCAACGGTGCAGATGATAAGGTTACTATTTCCTTTTTTATTTGGGCAGAGAACATGCAATTGTCTATGCCCACTGCAGTTGATTCCAACACACTTATTCCTCAATCTGGAGAGGAAGTTGATGAGGCCAATACTAAAGGTATGATTTCTGGCCCTGCAACAACTATCTCAAAGATGGCAGGAATAGCCGCAACTTATGCTCCTATAGCACCATATGCAATGGCTACTAGCAAAGTTGCAAATGCCGTCGCATCTGCGGCAAAAATAATGGGATATAGTCGTCCTGCTACGACTAAGAATCCCGATCCTTTCAGGCCAACACCTATTTCGCAATTGGCCACAACCACAACGCCTGATACAGCTTTAAAGCTTACTGTTGATGATAAGCAAGAATTGACTATAGATCCCAGAATTTCTGGGGTCGGAGCTCATGATCCTCTTGTTATTCGTGATATTGCTAAGCGTGAATCATATTTGACGCAGTTTCAATGGGAAGTGGGAGCAGTTCCGACTTCTTTGTTGTGGAATGCCAGAGTTAGTCCTGTACTCTGGCAACAAAATCCAATAACTGGAGCGATTACGCTGCCTGCTTGTGCAGTTGCAGCTTTACCTTTTAGATATTGGAATGGAACAGTGAAATTTCGTTTCCAAGTTGTGTGTTCTACATTTCACAAAGGTAGACTCGAAATTCGCTATGATCCTGGGCATGTTCCTGCAAGTACTGTGAATGATTACAATGTAAATTATATTGAAGTCGTTGACATTGCTGAAACTCAGGATTTTACAATGGAAGTAGGCAATTCGCAACCTTTTTCATTGTTGAGACATTTGGACCCGGGAATTGACTCGGCTACTGAAGGATACAGTACCACAGATTATGTTGGAAATTTGGATGGTCTTTGTAATGGAGTTTTGTCGGTTCGTGTATTGAACGAACTTACTATTCCAAATAGCACAATTGATAATGATATTTCAGTTATTGTATATATTTCTACTGGAGAAGATTTTGAAGTGTTTGTGCCTGAAGATAATTTTCAAAGGTTTACTTTCTTCCCACAGTCTGGCGTGGAGGTTGTACCTGAGTCTCAGAACACCGCAGAACCATCTGCACCGCAACAAGCGTTGTCTGACAGTATAGGTGGTGATTTGGTGTATTCATCAGAACTAAATATGGTTTTTGCTGGTGAATCTATTGTATCTTTTCGACCTTTGTTGAAAAGATACAATTTTTGGCGACGGGAAATGAATAGTCAATTCAGTAATGAAGGATATTTTCGAATTTCTCGCCTTCGCAATATGTATCCTATGCTTCGCTGTGGTTTGGCTGGTGACAGAGTAGATAATTCAGCTTCTGGATCATACAATTATTGCAACACAGTTTTGTTGCATTGGATAACCAATTGTTTTCAAGGTTATCGCGGGTCAATTAGATACAAGTATCTATATAACAAACCCGTTGGAGCCGCTGTTACAGCTTATTGCTGTTCAGATAACGGCTCAAAAATTTATGTTGAGAGATTGGATCCTCAACTTAATCCAAACCCAGGATATTTGGGCCTTGAAAATCCAATGCCTGTGGGTAGTAACAGTGGTGTTAAGGCTTCCGCTGTTTTAGGCTTATCAGAAACTGTACCGTCAGGTGCACGTGGTTCTGTTTATGCCACCGACCTTATTAATCCTAACGTGGAGTTTGAAGTTCCTTATCAAACTCAGTTTAGATTTGTACCGGGAAAGCCTACTCGTTATGCGAATTCTTTTCCTCGTGCGGCAAACTACTACCAGAATGGTTATAGGTTGACATACGAGGGTATTGTTTCAGATGCGCAAACGATTGATATGCATGTAGCTGCTGGTGAAGATTTCCAAGTTTATTTTTGGACTGGCATGCCCAGGCTATATTATGAAACAACAGCACCCGCACCTCCAGCCCCTTAATTGGGCTAAGGTGCACCTCACAAAAGAGGTTAAAATGGGTTTAGAGTACCATAACTTTACCATGCCGTGGCCGCATGGGTGGGTCGAAAGACCTGAATTGGCTACGCCGTATCTTTTGTGATATCTGGAATTTTTCCTCGGCGTGGTCGAGGTTTTCAAGGAGTCACAAATTTAATTAGCGTGGTCAAGCAGCATATGCTGAACTGGGAGACTTAAGATGTATTGTACAAGTCTCCCGGCGCCTTGGCCTCTTG